GCAATATACAACAACTACTTGTATAGTAAAATACATAATTTACTATACAACCTTTATGCATTCTATAATTTATTTTTTGAATGCTATTCGTTTTCGTCCATTTTCAATAACAATATTTCCAACCACAGTAGGAAGAGTGCCAGGTATATTAATCACATTATCATAGTCTTCTTTTTCATAGACTTCCAATGTTTCCATATTTACTGCGTATTTTGTTCCTGGTATTTCACGAACATTCATTTCAGCAACCGTAACATCTAATCCTTCTTGTTGTTGTTGGTCCAATTCAAACGTAGGGTAAGAATCAAACACATTCGACTCAAATTTCCCTACACCATAACATACAACCGGTCGTTCATTGTTGATTATCTTGTTAGAATACAACGTACAATCCACTGCGGTTTCTTTTAATGCGTGTAAAAATTCATAATTGATGCGCTGTTTTATGCTTGAAATTTCATACAAATTTTCGTCAGTAGTAATTGGGGTAGATTTATCTACACGGCTTACGTCACGAATTCTAAGTTCTATATTTTTATCGTCCGTCTTTTGGTCTTCACTAAATGTCGATATATACAAAAATACTTTGACAGTTCGTAGTTCTTCGGGTAATTCTTGATGACTGCATATACGACGAGCACGTCCAACAACTTGGTCTACTCTTACCATATGCCAGTATGGTTCAACAATATGAACGAAACGAGTATTTTTTAGATTAATGCCTTCCGCACCAGAAGATGTAATCATAAATACTTTAATCGCATCACCATATACGTTATTTTCGTATCTATCTTTTAATTTATTCGCAATAGTAACTGGCACAAAGTCCCAAGCACCATTATACACATTTCGCACAATTTCTTTTTCTTCAGTTGTTTCTGTGCCGGTATATAATACAAACTTGGGTTTTCCAATATCTGTTTCCTCTTCTACAATATCCCAGTCCTCACCTACCTTTTTTATTTTGAACTCGGCAAAACCATTTGCTAATAATATTAATTTCATAAGTCCAATACCTTCGATGGTACGGAAATGACTGTATAATAAATGTAACCCAACATTATCGGAATCGCTTATATTTTCTAATATTTTCATAAATTTAGGACTTAACATTTGCAACGCATCGTCTGTAAGATATTTACTACGAGTCGTTTCTTCATCAACAGCATTTATTTTTTGTAATGCGTTCTCAATACGTTTAATATAATTATCTATTTCGACATTGCTAATGCTATCTTCTTTATCATCATCTATATTCGAAAAGACATCAACATGATTTGCGACCTCATCAGGTACAATATCCAGTAAGTTTTCATTAATATCTTCTATTTTTCTTACCGGGACAGGTCGATCGATCTCATCTGGAAACACAAAATTACACGCTGCTCTCGAAAAAATACGATAACTCGATGATACACTAAACAACTCATCTGGTTTCTGTTTTTTGCGTTGTTTGTTAGCAGTTTTTTCTCTGTCTGCTTCATCTTTTCGTATTTTGGAGTAAATACCATATTGATGAGGGGATTGTTCTACTTTTACAACGTGATATGTATCACCCTTGTCAGTTTCAACAAAAGATGGTAATAAACCTTCTTGTGCGCTACGAAAATAGGAGGTGAGACCCAGAATTCTGCGTTTAAACAAATGAATATTAGTAACTTCTTCTTTATCGGCATCTACAAATTTTCCTAAAAATTGGTCTTTGTCATCTGGTAAACATTTATTCACTTTAACAACTACGTTACTGATTTTCAATGGATTCTTTCGTTCTAATATATCTACGACCTTTTCAAAAAATACGTCATCTGAAAGATTACCACTATCATCTAATTTCACACCATTATAACGGTCAGATACAGCAACAATCCCTCCACCAGACATATTTTTCTTTGTTTTATTAACAGGGTTTCGTGCTCGCTGTGTACCTTTGACAGCACCTCTCTTCTTTTGATTAATAAATCCTAAGGGATTTCTTGTAATTGTTAATACATTGCCACTATAATGTATATAATCATATGTTCGTAGATTATTGTCATCAAGCATTTTGAGAATAGAACTTGTATCTATCTTCGTTTTTGCATTTACCTGAATATCCATCGTCCATGTCTTGATATATCCACGTAATAAATTATATAATATACCGATTTCATTCGGATAGTTAATAATAGGGGTTCCTGATAATAATATTATCTTTGCGTTTTGCGCTTTCATTAAATAATCATATAACACATATGAAATAGAATTGGGTGATTTGATTTTATTTACAATGCGACTGACAAAATTATGTGCTTCATCAATAATAATCACCTTATTATCGAATGGATTTTTGGTTTTGTTCTCTGTCATCTCATCTACTTTTTTCATATTTAAACCATTATAATTAATGTCTTGATACTTAGAACGTATCATTTGATTTAATTGTTCATCAATCTCATTCTGATGTTCTGTTGACAATTCTGTAAAATTCGTTTCTTTGTCAACATTCAACATCCACGCACCCCCCCGGTCTCTTATATATGACATAGGCAATGACAATGCGGTTGATAATATGCGGTCGTAATCCGGATTGCCCTGCAACTGTATAAATTCCCAATATTGGTCCTTTTTATACATATCATCACCACATTTCTTCAATTCACTGAAAAAATTCATCTTTAATGAAGCCGGGGTCATTGCTATAATCTGTTTATCTGTTTTCATACCCTCGGCAATGGCAATAGACGTACACGTTTTACCTGAACCCAATCCGTGATATATTAATAAACCCCGATAAGGTGTATATAAATTTAAATAATCACGAACTATTTTCTGGTGTGTTAATAATTTAAAACTGTCTGCATTCGATTTTGTATCACAAGACACGTCTTCAGTATTGTCTTTCATTTCTTTAAATCTTTTTTCATACATTTTCGTTAGTTTACTAACAAACAACTTTCTATTGTTCATATAATATGGCGATGCAACAATAATATCCTTTTCTATTTTGGCAGGTAATCGTGTCAATACATTTCGTTTGTTCAAAATTGCTTCGGTTAAATCTATATTCGCGATATCATTGTCTTGGTCGGTTCCCTTTTTACCTGTTTTACGCGGTTTTCTTCCTGTTTTTTTCTTTCCTATATTTGTTGTGTTTTCTATTAACTTTTCAACTTCTTGTTCAACTATTTCTGTCTCTAGTAACAATGGTTTTTCCAATTCAGTTGGTGGTTGGACGACTTGATTTGCATTTTGATTTTCTTCTACATCAATATCGATTGCTATCTCGGTTACATCATCTACTTCCATTTCTTCTATTTCTTTTAATTCATTCATTGTGTCTAATGGTTCACTTGGTGTTGGTATAATAAGTTTGGTTTCGTCGATTTGAATATTGTTTTTTTGGACTGCTGTTTCGCTATATATACGTGGTTTCACAGTAAAAACATCTTTTTCTCGTAATCTATCTAATATAAAACTACGATTAATTGTGTTTTGTTTGCGTTTATCTTGTATAATTTGTTCGGTGTTTTGTGTTTTTGTTACTTCTATTTGCGTTTCATCGAGGTTTTCTTCCTGGGGCAATTGGTCTGTTTCGTGTTGGTTTTCCAATTGTATATACACCGGTTGTTGTTTTCCTGGTATTTCTTTTTTTTCTAATAATTCTAAATATGTAACAGGAACATTCATTACTATATATTTACCAAATATTTTCTATTATGTTTTATAGTAAAAACATTTGTAATTAAGTTTTTCAACTATTTGATATGAAGTAACGAGTTTTATTCGTTTTATACTTCTGCATGCTAGTAGTATTTGATGTATAGCAATCCGTAATGTGATAATGTATATATATATTTTTATAGATACATTATGGGATTGCGTATATTACACCACTGGTTTGATGCTACAAATGTAAAATTAGAAGTTTGATAAATTGCGAATCGCTTCTTCGCATGCGGTTTGTTCTGCCTTCTTTTTGATATTATGAACTCCGCCACCTAGATAGATGAAAATCCTTTTATATTGTGACATGTATAAATGAACATCATTATGTGTTTTAAATTGTCTAATAGACAACGCATCTTTATGTGATACACTATGAATGGGTTGACCTAGACATAAATATACGCCCATATGAAATCCATGTTCTGAATTGTGTTCCTTTACTTCCATATACTCAGGTGTCACTTTGTATTCTTTTTGAATTTTTACCTGTAAAATGTTTTTGTAATTGTCATCATTCTTAATCAAACTAATCCAATCAACGTGTTGTTCGAAAATGCTTTCCACAAATATTTGGACCATTTGAAAACCTGGTCCCGTAACAAATAAACTTTTGAACCATTCATCATTGTCTTCCACTGAAATCTTATTGAAATCAAGAAACATCGCTCCAATAAAAGACTCAAAAATACATCCCAACTTCTTCAGATTCGTTCGTGTCTGTTTTAATTCAGCGTGTTTAGATAAAATTAACCATTTATGTAGTCCCATTTCGTATGCGATGCGTCCAATTGCTTCGTTCTTTACCAAGGCAATCTTCTTTTCAGTCATAAATCCTTCATTTTCTTTAGGGAAACGGCGATACAAATAAAATTTTGTAATACATTCTAATACACCATCGCCAACAAATTCAAGACGTTCATTTGATTTAGTATAGAGAGACAAACAATCATCTGGTTTGTCTACAATGATAATATTGTTCTGTTTATTTTCTAATTGCGGACGTTTAATATAAGAACGGTGAACGAATGCGCGCTTGTATAATAATTCATTGTATATGGGAACATTTATTCCATATTTAGACAATATAATTTGTATATCAGTTTTAGTTATCACTTTATTTTGTGGATTATATGGGTCGAAAATATATGTATCTGTTCCGGTAGAGTTCTTTTCAATGCGAATGTCATCATCGTTATTCATGTTATTCAGTAAATAAAATGAAGTACCAGTATATTATAATAGTGTATCATATGTTTATACCCTTTCTAAAATATATTTAACATAACTCAACTCCAAAAAAAATATATTTAGTATATATAATAAAATGGTATTAAGCGGTACAAACACAACTAGTTCTATTTCTAGCATTGTAAACCAAAATCAGGGTGGAGGACCCAAGAAAGCCGGTCTAGTCAGTCAGGTTGGACATGACGCATATGCCCAGATTCATCTGGGTGGTGTTTCAAATGATATTCGTTTCGGTTCTCACAGTTTGGCTTCTGTTTCTATCACGCGTTTTCCCAATACAGTATCTTCTCGTCCCATTGGTTCTCGTCCCATGAACTTTCATTAATTTATTCATTGTTAAAATGATATAATAGCAATAACACAACTCTATTATATTATTCGTTATGAAATTGATTATTGATAACAGAGAACACGATTTATTTGAAAAATGCGAATTAAAAATAATGTCTCAAAGTAAACCCGATTACGTTGTATTATCGAAAGAAGTACTAACATTAGGAGATATATTGATTCAAACCGACGACGGAAAAGATGTATTACTGATTGAACGCAAATCGTTTCGTGATTTATTAGCATCAGTAAAAGATGGTAGATACAAAGAACAGTCATATCGCCTTACTCATTCTAGTGGGTTTCCGCCACATTCTATTATTTATTTATTAGAAGGCATGTTCTCGCAAATAAGTTCGAGTGAAACAAAACTGGTTTATTCTTGTATGACATCATTGCAATACTTCAAAGGATTTAGCGTCCATCGAACGTCTACTTTAGACGAAACCGCAAACTGGCTATTGTATCTCACTGATAAAATAGAGAGAGAGTTCCAACGAGGTCGTATTCCATACTATTTAACTTCCCCATATATAGACAGCACGCAACCCAGACAAACAGAAGATTACGAAGGACTAAATCCATTTGTAAATAATCTTTCACAAATAGACAATAGAGAACCTGAACAACAAACTAATTATTGTTCTGTCGTAAAAAAGGTAAAAAAGGATAATATTACACCTAATAATATTGGTGAAATTATTTTATGTCAAATACCTGGTATTAGTTCGATTACTGCTGTCGCAATAATGCAACAATTCAATAATTTCCCCCATTTAATAGAACAATTAAAAGAAAATCCACAATGCATTGATAATATTACTTATGAAAGCAATGGAAAGACGAGGAAAGTGAATAAAAAATCATTAGAAAACATACGGATTTTTTTGACATCATCCAATATAATTGAACCAACAATTGAACCAACAATCGAATGTATAGAGAACGAACCTGATAGAATTATTTTAGCTCGACCCCCAGCATAGAATGTAATTGTTCACGAATCAGTAACTGGATAGTATCAACTTCATTATTCGTAAGGTTTCGGTTCATATGTCTGTAATTGATACGATACGCGTGTGACATTCGTCCAGTTTTTTTACATGTATATTCATCAAATAATATAACTTGCTCAACTAATTCACCTGCTACATTACGAACTATATCATATACATCATTTGAGTGAAATTTATTATTTGTAGGTAACCAAAAACTAACCGCTTTCCAACATACAGGAAACTTGGAGTAACTTTTAAATGTCACCAATTCGCTCGTATTTAAAGCATCCACATTTTTGAACTGGTTAGTAAATCGTTTGTCTTCCGTCCAAAACAAACGAATGTCAGGAATTTGAAACAGAACCATTGCCAATCTCTCCAAACCAAGTCCAAACGCCCACCCACACTTTCCAACCCGATTGGCATTTTGTAGAACATCTTTATGAACTACTCCACACCCAAGAACCTCTAACCAACTATCGTTAAAATACACCTCTAATTCAAATGATGTTGTGGTAAATGGAAAGTAATCAGTGTTCCATCGCATTTCTACATCTCCAAATAGATGTTTAGCAAGACCGGTCAGTAATTCTTTCAAATCATTCACAATTTCATCTTCAGTTGTGTCAGTGTCAAATAATTTAACACCCTCCATCTGATGAAAAACTGGATAATGTGAAGAATCTATCTCATCGCGTCGATAAACATCGCCAGTACATAAAAACATATCTTCACCAGACGAAAGGAAATGGGTCTGGTGTGCTGAAGTATGTGTGCGTAGCAAACGATCGTCATCGAGGTAATAGGTATCAGTAGGAAGTCTGGACGGATGGTCTTTTACAATGAGTAAATCATCGAAACAACTCTTCTTATTAACTAAAGGATATATATTATCGTGCAACGCGAAACTCGTATCAACCCCATATGTATGCTTTGCATAATCTTGTATAAAAGTTTCTATCCTTTGCTTGACAATATTTATCGGATGTTGGGGTAATAAATGCAAATTGCGTCCGACTTTACTAATAATAGTCTCAGTTATATTATTCGCTGGATGTGATTTACGTAGTTGCTCACATAAATCGTTAATACTTTTGTTTTCCATTTTTATGAATAGATATACAATGAAATAATAATGTGTTTTTATTTCATTTTAGATTAGATACATAATTTTTTAGATTACGTCAATCGGATTTGTTAAATTCGAAGGCAATGTTGGATCAAAACTAACTTTTGGTGCGGTTAATGCTGGACGTGCAACCTCTCGACCTGCATATTTACCCCCGTCAACCACATTTTTAGTATATTGCGTTCCACCCCAATTTTGGTCCATCGGATTGTCACTGGTTGCTTGTTGAAGTGTGCTATCGTGTATAGCGTCAATATTTGTATATACTCCTACATACTGACCGGTAGGGTCAAATCCAGGATAATTATTTGCGTTAAATGGTTGATTTACGCGACTTGCGTCTTGAACCTGAATCTGATTTGTTATTCCGTTTGTGGCAGGAACACCACCTTCTAATTCAAATGGACTTGGGCGAACGCGGTATACATCATTCCCTTGTGCGTCATTTTCTTGTCTTAAATATAAAACGGGACAATCGATTCCACCTGTACGTTGGTTCTCTAAATGTATTATATATTCGTCTAAAGTATGAAACATCAAAGGGTTCTTTCCCTCTTCTTTTGGCAATTTTGAATTATACAATGCGAGAATATCACCTTTTTGGACGAGCATATCAGGACAATTCTCAGAAACCATATTTTCCAATTGACTGAATGCTTCTTTATTATATTCGTTTGGTTCAGGTTGTTCCAATATAGAAACAATACCTAATATAAATGTAATTAACAGAAAAATTATGAACCCGTTTCGTATATAATTCATTCTTTAGTTATATACTATAATTAGGAAATTTTCAAAAATAATATAAGTAATCTATATATGGCTATTCAGTATAAATTGCTTGAAGGTGGAAAAACCTCAAATAAAAAGGAAAAATCTAAAAAAACTAACAAATCGGTTCGTAAGACTCTGAAGAAAAATAAGGGTTCTGATAAAAAGAAAACAGGAAAGAAAAATAAAACGGGGAAGAAAAATAAAACGGATGACAATCGTAGCATAGGTGTATTATTATACGCTGAGTGGTGTCATCATTGTCAACAAATGAAACCCGAGTGGGCAAACCTCAAGGATTCGTTACAGGACATTCAATTTGTAGAAATAGAAGAATCCAGTCCCATAAAAGATGAACAAATTAATATCTTGGAAAAAATAACAAATGGTATATCAATTCAAAATAATGGATATCCTACTATCGTCAAGATCCAAAATGGAACTCCTATTTATTACAATGGACCCCGCACAATGGATAATATGCGTGACTTTTTTACAAAGGAACAAACCCAAATCGGTGGATTCAATCGTAGTAAGAAACGAAATAGTTCGTTGAAAAAAAGTAAAAATTGAATATAACGGGAAGATTTATATAATATACAAACAACCTAAATATAGTTTCTATATTATAAATAACAACATGACCGATACACGAAACAAACCGAATTTCGTAGCACGAAAAGATTTTCGTTTGTTCGATTTTCATATATACGACGGAGTACCTACAAATAATGATACTGACGATTCTGGTTCAGATGACGAGCCTTTCAATAACATATACAATAAAAACAAATATATCGACAAGAATGTGTTTGTTATTCAAATGTTCGGTGTAAATGAAAAAGGCGAGACTTGCTCTCTGTATGTAGAGGACGTCCAACCATTCTTTTATGTGAAAGTAGGCGATAATTGGAATGGACGCGATAAAGACAATTTTGTTGACATATTACGAGACAAGTTAAGTTATCGATTTAAAAATGGTATTGTAGAATCGTCATTGGTAGATCATCATAAATTATATGGATTCTCTGGTGGAAAGAAGCATAAGTTCATAAAATTAGTATTTCAAAATATGAGCGTTATGAATAAGACAAAAAATTTGTGGTATTCTTATGAAGAAAATAGACATACAGGGGAACGTATGCGAAAACGCACAAATCTAATATATAAAAAGGTGGAAATCGAATTATATGAGGGTAATATCCCACCACTGTTGCGTTATTTTCATATTAACAACGTAAGTCCTTCTGGATGGGTCCGCATTTTATTGAAAAATATGGTTCGTCCTAATACCAAACAAACAACTTGTAGTTTTGAATACATATGTTCGTTTAAACATCTCAAGCCTTTGCCCGAGAAAGAAACGCGCGTTCCATACAAAATATGTAGCTATGATATTGAAGCAAGTAGTAGTCACGGTGATTTTCCGGTCCCTATCAAGTCGTATAAACGTCTGGCAACAAACATTGTAGACGTTTTCATAAAACAATTTAATTACTTGGACGAAAGTAAAGGAAAACAATTATTAGAACAAACGGTTTTAACAGCATTTAATTATGGTTCGTTCGAAGACATTGATTTGGTTTATCCGAAAGAAACTCCAACAAAGGAAGATGTCAAATCAAAAGTAACCCGGATGTGTAAAATTGCACTTCACGATATGGAAGGAGGAAGTAGAGGAAAATACATTTTATCAATAGAAGATGCGTTTGACCATGCGAAAGAATTGCAAACACAAGATACAAGTGGAAGTGGTAATAGTGACGAAACCGCATATAACAATCAAGATGAATCATATGTATCTTATACAAAATATAAAAAGAAGTCAAAGACTGATACAAAAAAGACAATTATAGACATACTATTGGACCCAAACTATACTCGCGAAGAAAAGATACAATCTATGAATGAATCATTGACATCAGCGTTTCCACAATTAGAAGGGGATAAAGTAACGTTCATTGGATCCACATTCTTGAAATATGGTGATAAGGAACCCTATTTAAACCATTGCGTTGTATTGGGAACGTGCGATAAGGTATCGGGTGCGGAAATCCAAAGTGTTGATACTGAAAAAGACGTATTGCTTCAATGGAAGGAACTAATACATCGTGAAAATCCTGATATTATGATAGGTTACAATATATTTGGATTTGATTATGAATTTATGTTTCGCCGTGCGCAAGAAACGGGTTGTCAATATGAGTTTCTATGTTTATCTCGAAAAATAAATGAATTATGTGCTACCGTAGATGCGGATTACGAACTGTCAATCGAAAACACGAAAATGAAAATCGCGAGCGGGGAATATGATTTACGATACTTCAAAATGACTGGACGATTACAAATTGATATGTATGCTTACTTCCGGAGAGATTATAACTTGTCGTCTTATAAATTAGACGATGTATCCGGACAATATATTAGCGATAGTATTAAAAAAGTGGTTTGTACGAAAAACGACACATATGGCGATATTACCGAATTATATAGTAAAAATTTAGTAGGATTACATCAAGATGATTATATCCATTTAGAAATTGGAGGGGTCACTGTCGATTACTATAAGAACGGTCAGAAATTCAAAGTAGTCGAAATTATTAAGAACAAGGAAGTGATTGACATATCGGATGGAAAAGAAACAATCACTGTATACAATGTAATTATTATTAAGGGACACGAAAATATAGTCAATACAAAGTCTCTTAAATGGGGAACCGCAAAGGATGATGTAACACCGCAAGATATATTCAGGTTGGCAAATGGTTCATCCGCAGACCGTGCTATCGTTGCGAAATATTGTATTCAAGATTGTAACCTGGTGCATCATTTGATGAATAAAGTCGATGTAATTACTGGATACACTGAGATGTCCAGTATTTGTAGTGTCCCGATTAACTTCTTAGTCTTTCGCGGACAGGGTATCAAACTTACCAGTTTTGTTGCTAAAAAATGCCGTGAAAAAAACACACTTATGCCCGACTTGGAAAAGGCGGGGGATGCGGATGGATATGAAGGCGCAATTGTATTGCCACCAAAATGTTCGATGTATATGGATAATCCGGTAGCGTGTGTTGATTATTCGTCTTTGTATCCATCTTCGATGATTAGTCAAAATTATTCACACGATAGTAAAGTATGGACGAAATCATATGATTTAGATAATAAACTCATTAAAACCACCGGAGAACAAGACAAAGACGGCAATTTCATTTACGATAATCTACCTGATTATGATTATATTGATGTCGAATTCGATACGTATAAAAATATAAGTAAAACCCCTACATCGCGGGCAGAAAAAACAAAAGTGGGAAGGATGATATGCCGATGGGCTCAATTGCCGGATAATCAAAAATCGATTATGCCCTCTATTCTAGAACAGTTGTTAAAAGCCAGAAAAGATACACGTAATATGATAAAAACGGAAACTGACCCGTTTATGCAAAATATTCTGGATAAACGACAACTTGGATATAAAGTAACCGCAAATTCCCTATATGGACAATGTGGTGCAAGAACTTCTACATTTTATGAAAGGGACGTTGCTGCTTCGACTACTGCTACCGGTCGTCTGATGATTATATATGGCAAGCGTATTATTGAAGAGGTTTATGGTGATTTAATATATGAAACGAAAAATAATGGTTCGGTTCGTTGTAGAGCAGAATATATATATGGTGATACAGATAGTGTGTTCTTTACATTTAATTTGGAAGACCCTGAAACTGGTGAAAAAATACGAGGACAAAAAGCACTTGAATTAACAATCGAAATCGCACAAGACGCAGCAAAAATATGTAGTAATCATTTGAAACCGCCAATGTATCTAGAATATGAAAAAACACTCATGCCATTTATATTGTTGTCAAAGAAACGCTATGTTGGCATGTTATATGAAGACGACCCAACCAAAGGCTATCTTAAATATATGGGGTTATCCATTAAACGTCGGGATTCGTGTGATTACTTGAAAGACGTGTATGGTGAAATTTTGAATCTGTTGATGGAAGAAAATAATATTGGTAGTGCAATCAAATATTTGGATAAGGCATTGACAAACTTGATTAACGGCAATGTCAGTATGGATAAACTTGCGATTACAAAAGCTCTTCGTGGCGATTACAAAAATCCTCAACAAATTGGTCACCGTGTGTTGGCAGACAGAATCGGGCAACGTGAACCGGGTAATAAACCAAAACCTGGCGATAGAATGAAATTTGTATTTGTTGTAAATGATAATCCAAGAGCACTAATGGGTGAAAAGATAGAAACGCCTGAATATATTGTTGCAAACAACTTACAAATCGATTATACCCATTATATTACGAACCAATTGATGAAGCCATTACAACAATTATTCGGTCTTGCATTGGAACAAATATGGGGCATGCAGAACAAACGGTCGGCAATCAAAACGTATTTAAAAGAAGTCTCCGCATTGGAAAAAGAATACGGAGATGACCTTGAAACATTTATGAAAAAGAAAGAAAAAATATCAAGTGCCAAGATCAAAGTGTTGTTATTTGACAAAGTATTAGAAAAAATATACAATAAAAAGAACCGCATTCAAACAATAGATAGATTCTTCCGTTAACCGGTAAAATAAATGTATCACTATAATATAACTATGCTTTTAGAAAATATAACTATGCTTTTAGAAAATATTAGTCATTATGTCGATACTCTTGCAATTACTTTTTTTGCAGTATTAATAACATATTTTCATCCAATTACACGAAAATCACTTCTAGAATACATATTGTTTTCATTTTCTATTGCGGGTTTAGTATTAGCATATTGTTTTTATTTTCTACGTAGAAAAAGAACCGCATTCAAACAATAGATAGATTCTTCCGTTAACCGGTAAAATAAATGTATCACTATAATATAACTATGCTTTTAGAAAATATTAGTCATTATGGCGATATTCTTGCAATTCCTTTTTTTGCATTATTAGTAATATATTTTCATAAAATTACACGGAAATCACTTCTAGAATACATATTGTTTTTATTTTCTATTGCGGGTTTAGTATTAGATATTGTATACACGTATATCTTCATTCGTCGCGTGTCATAATACCAATAAATCGAAAAAGACGAATAAATCGATAAAGACGAATAAATCGAAAAAGACGAATAAATCGATAAAGACGAATAAATCGAAAAAGACGAATAAACAAAAATTGATTTTTTTATCTAAAAAAAATATCAAACAAAATAAACGACAATGTCAATCAAATTACCAACTTTATATAATTCTTCCGTAGGGAATGAACCTTCACTAAGAATGCTTATTGATTTTTATAATGAGAACCCGTCTATAATTATGCAAAATCCAATGATTAGCACTGTATTGGAAAAATATGAAAGATTTTTACGTTTAAATAGTGAAATTGGATTACATATTACTTCTTCCTATCATAAACCAAATCATTATTATTTATATGGGAATATGCTAGTTGATATAGAAACACAAGTTACAAACGAAATATTACAGGAATGTATCGAAATCACCCGTAAACGTTACAAAGAACACGGTGGTCCTACTAATTCATTTGAATCTGCCAGTATGGAAAACACATATAACGAGTTTCTCACATATATCGAATTGATACAAATGTATTATAGTCATTTAGAACAGGAGAGTGAAAATAAACGCATTCAATTGCTTCAAATCGAATACGAACCAGTGCACGATGAAATTAAATATATGCCAGGAGGATATCTATACCAAAAAGTGGTTAACCTATGGAATGAACGTAACCAAATGTAAATATCTATATTTCACACCAAAACGAAAAACAAAATACAACAAAACTATATTTGATGTATTTTTTTCTATATTAGATGTCCAATGTAATCGTGTTTTTATCCGATTTGTTTTTTCTACGACTCGACTTGGGCATAGTATTGTTTTGCATATCCTTCAACGACGAAATCGATATTACAGAACTGTCATCAGTGGTAGTATCCTTTTGTTCGCGAATATCTACATTACGTGTCTTCAACCCAGACAATATATTATCTATATCCGTATTTTGGGGACCTCTCATTTCTTGTCGTTGTGCAGGTGGTTGAGAAGGAGTGCGAATTGATTGTTGTTGTTGATTGATATCATAACCACCATTCATATCTACACCTTGTTCACGAAACATGGTGCTATTGCCTCTACCAGCGTTTATATCAGGACGATTTCCGGGTCTTTCTTGTTGGGGCATTTCCTTTGTCTTCATGGATGCAGGAGGAGGAGGTCCGCGAGGTCTATTTGCGGTTTCTTCCATTAAATTATTAGCCATCGCAAACCCAGGTGACGTTTCACTCATGCTATTTACGGTAGCATTTGTAAACATTTTCATTAATTCAGGACTTTGTTTTATAACATCATTGAACGCGGGAGTAGCGGACGAGAGTGCTTTGTTTGAGAAATTCAATACAGCGCCACTAAAACCTATACGTAATAATAGTGACAGTTCGGGGGCTAACTTTCCACCCTTGTATTTGTCGTGTAATTCAGAAAAGATTTCTTCATAACTATCCAAGTCTTCATTGATCTGTTCACCCCAACCATCCAAATTTAAATCAAATGGATTAAATACCGTATTTGCGTATTCAAGGGAGTTAATCATTGTCATAAACCACCATCCTTGTAGTTTCACACTGTCCTTTGTGCGTTTATCTTCTAATGCGGTTTCATACTCGTCTTCGACTTCATCGTAATTCGATTCAATATCAAATCTGGAACTATGTTTGATAAGTCCTTTTTCATGCCATTCATCCAGTTTCTTAAGCATACCGCGTTTCTTTCTCCTTTTTTCACGGTCAGATAAGGTGCTCGATTTCGTTTCTTTTTCTAATGGTATTTCATTCATTTTGGAAAATCCATCCCACGTAGTCGTATTGCCTACACTTTCCCGTGTAGCTTGTCCTATATTCGAATCGCTTGGTTCATCGTAATCCAGTTTGATTGGTGCGCTTTCATCACGTTGAGAATCCGAATTGAATCCGAATAAATTGGAAGCCATATTAGTAAACGTCTTACTTTCACTATTGCCACCCGTATTACCAGAAAGATTGTTTAATTCATTTTCCATATTGTCCAATTCTCCTAAATTCAGGTCAATCTTGTTCGACGAAACATTTTTATCATTCATTAATAATTCAATACCTGATCCAAAATTAGATGTAGGTGCGTCGGGAATATCATCTAATGAACCTAAATCAATAATTTCCATCTTCTACTATGATATTCATACAAGTTTTATTTTTAAATCCTCCGCACATATTATTATATTTTTCTGTCGTAATGCCCATATACCTTGTAAAAAGGAATCTGCTAAATCGTCTTTTTTCTTAGTATTTAATGTTTCTATCCATTCATTCAAATTATCGTTTTGTTCTAACAATTTTAATGAATAATATACCCCATTTTTCTTGTTTTCTTTGTAGTTTTTATTTGTTATTTCTTCTGTTTGATTAGGTTCTCTCTTTTCTATTTTATGAAATGAAAATTGTTTCAGTTTGTTTGATGAGGAAATAAAACTGATGTCAGTATCCGGATTATTCATTATAAAATATTGTGCAAGCATTCCTTGTATTGTCTTCATACGATTTGCGATGGGTGATATTTGGTTCTCTATCACTACCCAATCAAGTTCATTTACTTCTGGTATTTCGTCCAATCTACGTTTCATGTTTCGTCCAATGTCGATTAAATCAATCTCACTTGCCTTCTTTTGTTTTCCAATAGTGATTTCATCAAAACAGACCTTATCGAAATATTCGGTAATCATTTTCAATACATCTTTTTTCAAACGTTTCTCAGTTGTAGTATCATCAATTATAAAATGTTGCATTGCGATTGTGTTTAAATCCACAAGTTTATTTTTATTCAATTGAGAACCTTGATATTTCTTAGGACGAATTATATATTGGTTAGTCTCTTTTGCGTGTTTATCACAATAATATTTATCATTTTTACCATATTTTGCCTTTTTTGTACACGGTTTTTGAATATTCTTTTTTGTTTTAAGAACATTAATACAACTACATATTGGCTGTTCTACAACATTTTCTTCCATTAAATTGAGAACATCCCATTTTAATATTTTGCAAGTGTCAGAGCACTCAAAAATACAATACGCCATGTTTTTTATCCCTACATCAAAACTAATAACCTTCATGATATTACAATATACACTATACAATCAAAAGCGTATATTGTTTGTTAGTCTAATTACTTATGTCACGTTTCAAGTCTGCGATATCTTCCTGGGATGTTAGTCCTAAACACTTACTCTGTGAGATTTTACATAATATTTCATTATCAACTATATTTACATACTCGTTCAAAAAATTCGGTAACAATATTTCTTTTGTTTTGTGTTCGGCATGTTCGGTTATAAATTGAGATACGCGTTCATACATAAATTGTAACATTTCTGGTTGGAACTTAAATAAGTTCATTGATACAACTGTATTTTCCAGATCGCAATCACCGAAATCACATTTCATTATCCCCAGTTGTTCTTCGATGTGTTTTATTTCATTATGTAATCCGATTTTCACTATACCGCGGTTTACTTCTCCTTTATTTGGTATTGCGTTCTTCAATCGAAACCCTACCATCCAATTTGAATTATCACTTGGAATACAAGTAAAAGATTCTTCTCCATATAAATCATCGCTATTACACAATATAAACTCTTTGTCAATTGTTAAATATAAACTCGCTACTGCATCAGCAGTGCCCAACGGTTTTTTTCGATAAGTTGGAATGATTTGAAAACTATAGCTTATTGGTATACCGCGGTAGGTATTACCTAAATATTCTAAAATGCCACCATATGTATATTCACTCACTAAAAAATGTATTTTTTCAATATCATTACGTGTAAGTGCTTGTTGTAATGAGATATCTATCAGTCGCTCATCATTTTTTCCTACTTTCGCAAGCATTTTGGGCGTTCCACCAAACCGACTTGATATACCTGCGGCAATATATACTAAATACATAATACTAATGATTCTTATTATGTGTTTATGTTTATTTTCGAACATTTACAGTTCCTTTGTTACAATTATCGGGGCAACCTTACGTTTTTCCAATTCCTCACGAGTAAGATACATATTTTTCAAATCGCTTGTAGCGTGACCGAATGGCTTAGTATTATCGTTCGCAGAATTATATGTATGAGGAGCATTTACGTTGTATTTTACTTCGTTTGTTTGGATACTAGGAATATCGATAGGACGTTTATAATAACCGGCATCTGTTGACGATTCGCGAAAATTATATTCCATAATCTCCTTTGCGTTATGAGTCAAATATTTGCGATATTCCCAATTGCTTTTTATGCCATTACTTTCTATTAAGTCTTGGTTTATAGATGCCTCGGGTTGCCAAGTCGCAGTAATCGCACGACCATCACTCATTAAAGGTGGAAACTCTGGATATTTGTTGTTTGTATTATAGCCTCTCTTTGACATGGGGACGGTTTCTTTTATAACAGGATATGCACAATCTAAATTAGAGAACATTATACTATACTAAATCTATATTATAATATGTTATTTTTTCTAGCGTCTTTCTAATATCTCAATTAACTCGGTCTTTTTCAGTTTACTCGGGTCGTTATTTAATTCAAGAGATACAATTAATTTACGTAACGAGGTAAGAGTCATTTTATTATAGTCTTCTACAAGTTCGATCTTATCTACTACAATTGGTTCGATATTAATATTCACTACTGGTACATCCATGTCTTCGTTGGAAGAATAACCTTCTTCATTCATAGGTTCAATAATATTTATTTCGTCAAGTTTCATGTTGTCTACATCTACAGTTACTATTTTAACACTACTACCATCCATTTTGTTTTTATCATCACCGTCCTCATCATCGCTATCATCATCGCTATCATCATTGCTATCATCATTGCTATCATCATCGCTATCATCATCGCTATCATCACTATCATCACTATCAGAAACAATCAGTTTATCGGAAATATTATATTGAATATTTGGATCGGCTAAATTCATACCATCGGAACCAGGAACATTCAGATGTTCTGCTTGAACATATATTTGTCTTCTGATAGTGGTTATTTCAGATACTACATTATTAACTATTTCAAACATAGTTTCTGTTTTTTGTTCTAAACTTGTAAATCTTTGTTTAAAATGATATACTAACAACAAAATTAAGACAAATGTCACCGCCAAACTAATAAAGAAAAAAGTTTCAATCATATTTAACATTCGTATTTATACTACTCTTTCAAATAAATTGTTGAAAGCAAACGAACACGATAATTTTTTATCTTGTAATACTATATTAATATACTATGGAAAATAATGTTCCTAAAACAGATATATTAAATGTTAACATTGATATTTCCAACAATTATAAAAACATACTCATTTTGTTTCTGGGTGTGGTGGTTGTATTCTCACTTTTAGGGATAAACATACTACAAATTATTGTAAATGTCATTAATTCATTCATTAATATTTTAAAACCGGTTTTTATTCAAATTTTGTCTATTCTGGGATTTACTACTGGAACTGTATTAAAAACTACTGCAGGAGTTGCTACCGAAGCTACGAAATTAGGCGTAGAGATTGCGGGTGGGACAGTTCAATCTGTAGGAACTATATTACAAGACGTCAGTCAAAGTGGAACAAATATGAACCAATCTGGTATAAATTGGAACACTCCATCGTTAGATATTTCAGATAGTACAATACAAAAACCGATTACATCTTCCAAAGCAGGATGGTGTTTATCGGGAGAATATCAAGGCAGACGTTCTTGTGTAGAGGTAGATGATATAGGCAAATGTATGTCAGGACAAGTTTTTCCTACACAACAACTATGTTTGAACCCGACCTTATCATCGAATATGTAATTCATATTTGTTTGTAACAAATATGAGTGTAAAAAATAATATCTATACCATATCACTAAAATAAAATGGTTCATATGATGTTGTCATGGGAGTAGAAGTTATTGTCATACCATTCTGGGTTGTTGTCTTATTTAATGTGTTAAATATGACACCATATGTTACATCATATAATGATTCAAAATCACCAGTATTATCAAAAATCGTTTTCACCTTGAAATTCGCAGTAAAATCATAAATGAATCCGCTTTCAGTGGATAGTTCTACATTCTTCACATGTAGAACACCGATAAATATACTGCCACTAATGTCTATATCATTGGGGGTTACATTAAATTTCATTACTCTAGATGCGTTGTTATCACCATACATATAACTTATATCTGGGGATATTGGTATGGTATCTGTATCAAACTTTACAGAAGGCGAATAAGATCCGATGTTAGTTAACTCGATATGCAAATCAGTAAAATTTACATTTTCACGCGTCGCCTCAGTCCTTTTTCCCGATAAAAAAAGTGAGATTGGAACTTTATATTCATACTTAAGTAAATTAGTATCAATGCGTTCAGTTAAATAAAGAGAATGTGAAGTATTGTCTGTATTATTATTTATTATAATATTTTCTTCTACATTTAGTCTCCATTTGTCCGTTTGATTTAAATAACTATTTCCATATGCTGCTGTGTTTTTGTTATAATTATATAATGGAACACTTGGGTCATTGTATAAATTGATTACTGGTCCCGGGACATCACTCGACGAAGATGGTGTATTGATTATACCACAATTTGTCGTATCCGCCCTACTGGGAACGCGCACAACATCTTTTACAACAAAAGATATATCCAAATACGGGTCATATTCTTCGCGTATTGTTTCAGTTAAATCATATGTGAGTGTTTCTCTTTTATATCTCCCACTTGAATATAACGAAAATAACTGCGCACGCGTTAAGTTATTTCCAAGAGAACTGGACGTATTACCCTTGTATTTCAATATTTCGGTTTTTCGTCGCATATCTAAATCGAATTTTGTATATTGATTACTAAAATAAGGACTTGTATCTAATATAGTATATCTATCTGGTTCAACCAAAAATTCGGCATTCGCACGTTTACGAAAACGACATATTTTATCTAAGTCTATCTTTATATTTGCCATAAAAATAAATAATCTTATAATTTGATTATATATTTTTCTCTAATAGTTAGCGGAATACCACATATTTGATAAATATTTGACATCTCCACTCGAATATGACCCTTCTGCTACTGATAAATTTGGACCGGCATTGACAACAGCTGTTATTTCAAATACATTTAATGCTCTACTATAATATCGCAAATTGGATAATTTACCAATAAATCCACCATTTTGTGCAACATATACATCACCAAAATTCTGTTTTGGCGTATTATTAAATACTCTTCTTTCTGCGACAACACCATTGACATAAATATCAAGTATTTTGTTTTGTAGACGTAATGCTACGTGAACCCATTTCTTCATAGGAATATTTGGAATATCGATTTCTACATTTTCACTGGATGAAACTGAATTGTATAAAACACGGAGAGTGTTCTCCTTTGGTTTTAAATATACTCCCGGAGCATTATTTATAGTTGCCAAATTGGTAGTTGTATCAAAGTTTCCATCGCCTTTGTTGAAAATATGCTGATATTTACCATCTTCGGTATTCAAATCATTTATATACAACCACGAAGACCACGTAAATTCTATACCAGTCGATTCGTTATTTGACCTAAAGATAGGTTTTGATTCAGTCTGACCGGGATCCTGGGTTATGATTTTAGAAAAATTTCCGTCAATCATACCTTTTATTAAATATGGGTTTTGTGACGGTGAAAATAAATAACCAAGCAAGGAAACTCCTAAATTCATTAAAACAAGACAAATAAAGAGAATTAGAATAATAAATGCAAATTTTGCGATGATTGTATTAGACTCTAAAAACCCGGACGATTGTTCTACACCGGTTTCTGCCGCTTTTGAAAAAGAATCCATTGTTTTCGATAGATTTTCTTGTGCGTTTCCCAAAGTGTCTGTTATCTGGTTCATATTTGGAATTGCAGGTATATATTGGTTCGGTATACCTCCTGATGGCGGTTGTTGCATAGCGTTCATAATATTATATACTATAACAGAATATAATATTCGTTTTTGTTACATTAGTGAAAATTTAGTTTGTTCGATATTTCCTTTTAATACCGAAACATCAATACCATAAGAAGCCAAACTGCTCATTGTGCTTTCTTTACCATTTCCTTCGCTATAATAATCCCAAGCTTCTGTAGGATCAATTGGTTGCGTCCATCTTTTGAGTTCTCTTATATACATGTCTATGCCTGGACCACCAAGTTGAAGTTTGGAACTCTTATCGGGAAGATTCCGTTTAATATCATTTACTTTATGTGACTTCAATAATTTTCCGTCTATGTATATATCAATAATATCATTATCAACACTTACAATAACGCACGACCATTTCTGTAGAGGGAAATTAGTTGTAATTACTACATCTTCGTTACCATTATTGGTTTCTACTAATAACTTCATTGTAGGACTTGTCTCATCTAAATATAATTCGATATTCTTTGTAATACTACCCGATACAGGTGTATATTCGCGTTTATATATAGTTTTTCGCACACCAGTATTCCAAGAATTTACAAAAAGCCAACAACCGAAACTATAACGTGTGTTTGTAGGTTTGTCTATTTCGATTGGATTTTGCGATTCATTTAAATTTGCTTCTGTAACTATTTTGATTGAACTGTCCGAAAAGAAAGCATACAATAAATATATCAATATTAAAATAACCACAATAAGAATAATTGTTGTGGTTTCCATTCTATACATTACTCTAATAAATTATTTTCATCTAATTGTTTCTTTTTCTGAATCACATTATATGAGGTCACAATATCATTTTTACTTCTTGGTGAATTATAGAAACGAACATCTTTGATACTTCCATCTAAACCTTTTTTATCACCCAATTTAATTAAATTTGTTGGATTAATATCTGGTAGTTTTTGTATAGTATCAAACATATATGTATATACTAATTCGCCATTTACAAATAAATCCGCTTGTGTAGATGTATAATTAAAAACAAGTTGGTTCCATTTTTGTGTCTGTAAATCTATATCATAGCTTTTATTGATTGCGTTCTCGTTATTTGTAAAATATATGCGAATATTTTTTTTGTTATCATTATTATCTTTGTTTATATATGTTATTTTTGGGATACCGTCACCGAAACTAAATATATTTGTTTCTCCCGAATACGCAATATTATTTGATGAATGCGCGTTATAATAAAACCAGAATGATATACTATAATTTCGTTGATTTTTACCACTATCGTACGATACTTGGTCAAGAGTATTATTTCGTGTTTGTTTTGATAATGGGTTTAAATAATCTAAGTTGTCTAATATTTTACTTACTACACTTTTTGTAATCTGTGATGACGATTGTCCGGAAGATTGACCCATTTGTGCAGTCGGTTGTTCGATTGATTGACCTATTTGCGTTCCAGTTTGTGCGGTCGATTGACCTATTTGTGTTCCGGGTTGTCCTATGTCACCTTGTATATCACTATTCGTTTGTGTAACGTACGTTTCTATAAAATTACTAAACAATGCGTTCGCGTTTATACCAGAATGCGAATCTTGTTCGGAAGTTGTTGTAGAAAACCCTTCTTTCATTGGTGTTCCCACTATAAATTCGCGAGTTAACGATACCGGTTTATTAATTATTAATGCGCTTCCATCAGACAATACGTGCAATGCGTTATCTATATTATATTTCATGTGTAAAGGGTCACTTTTGATTTTATTATCTGTATTCACCATTACAAATTTGTTAATAAACGCAGGAACACTTATATACAATATGATTAATAATATTTGTGTTATGAATAAATAATATATAACATTTGTTGTTGAATTCATTTCACTTTTAAGATATTGGAAATAATCTAAAACCATACACGGTATAAAAAATATCAAATTAATGATAAAACCGGGAAGACCTTCTTTATAACGAATACTATTGACAAATAAATAGAAAAATATTGCTAAACTTATAATCAATATCAATAATAATATTGGTACTAAGAATAGCGCAATGTAACTTGCTACACCAGGTTCATTCGCTATATAAAAATATATTGAAACGCCCAATATACAAAAAAAGATAATACTATTTATCATCATATTTGTTCCCTTTGTCAATATTTGAAGGTAGTTTATACTTGTATATGAGGTCAACAAAGACACGCCAATTAATAAAATACTCCCTAAAAATACGGTTACGTTTGAAATTCTACTATTATTAGAAAAATATAATAAACCAAATATGATTAATACAAATATAAATGAAATTCCATATTTCAACATACAAGTTGTATCATTGAAACACGTTGTTATCCGTTCCAGAAACGATTGATTATCCATTTATATTATTTATTTGTTATACATTTACAAGATAAATTTGTATAACAAAATAACGCACTCACTTTTACAGATTCTCCATTGCTGTTTTTTTACCGTGACATTCCCTACACAATGCGAGTAAATTATCTACGTGATTACTTCCACCGTGTTCCAATCTGACAGTATGGTCCACTTCAAACCACGCGGATAACTGATTTTGACAATCACCACATTTCCAATCTTGACGAGCCGCAACAAACTTCTTCTTGGTTTCACTAACAGAACGTTTAGTGGTTTTTGTGCCTGAATTTAAAATACGCGTTTCCTGGGGTTCGTGTGCTGGAAACATAGGAATAATTGGATGTTGGGTGTCGCTGCTATTAAAGTTTTGCTTGGTTGTGAAATCTAAAATAGGCGATATCATACTGGTTGTATTTTTATCTACTGGTAGATATTTTATATATTCATTTGTAGTAGTTACAATCTCACGTGCTCGTAGGGGATTCTTCTTTATTAATAAACATACCATGAGGGCAACAAATCCTACACCAGCCATTTGGTAATATTTCTTTCCCGATTGTAACAATTTCATATACTTGCCTTCTGTATATATATTCGCAATGACAAATCCTGCCAATAATAATATTACTATTTCTATACGCATATTACAATATACATATACATTTCTGCTATTCGTAGTATACATAAATTAAAAAGATACACAAGAATATTAGTAGCGCGTGTATATAATGTTTATGTAAATTGACTCGTTCATGTAGATAAATCGGTTTTGGTTTGTATTGTTCTCTATACATATCTAATGCTTTTTGTAATGTTACCTCTTCTTTGCCTAACATAACATTCATTTTGTTGTGAATAAAATGAACCCATCTTACAAATGAATCGCGATTGTCTAAATAAGGCGACACTGGGTATTTATCCAATAACTCGCTAAATTTATTCCCCATATCTTCAACTGGTATAAACAATGGAATGTTCTGTATTAAATCATAATATTTTCGTTTAGTAACTTCATTTGGTGTATTTGGATAGCTTTCGGATACTGTATGAAGAAAAAACCAATATTGGGGACCCCATACTTCCGGATTAAATATCATGAAATAACCTATATAGAGTTATACTCACAATAATAATGTAGAATGACCGATAATTATTGTAATAATTGCGGAAAACAAGGACATAATTATAATCAATGTAAATTACCTATAACCAGTTTTGGTATTATTACGTTTCGTCATAATCCAAATACACAAAAAATCGAGTATTTGACTATTCGGCGAAAAGATACTCTTGGTTTCATTGATTTTATGCGAGGTAAGTATTCAATAAATAATCGTAAATATATATTAAATATGATTAAACAGATGACAAACGATGAAAAACATAGACTACTCACTGATACATTCGAAAAACTATGGCATGATGTATGGGGATTCGCTCACGTTTCGAACCAGTATAAAAGCGAAGAAACATCTTCTAAACATAAATTTATTTATCTGCACAATAATACTGAAAGTTTCACACTTGCTGACATAATCAATGAAAGTAATAATTATGATTGTTGGACTGAACCCGAATGGGGATTTCCAAAAGGCAGACGAAATTACCTGGAAAGTGATATTGATTGTTCTATACGCGAATTTACAGAAGAAACCGGTGTAAACGTTAATAATATTGATATTATTACAAATATATTTCCATTCGAAGAGATTTTTACAGGTTCAAATTATAAATCATATAAACATAAATATTATCTTGCGAATATCAACTATTATGATGAAAACACAAATAGCAATTTTGAAAAATCAGAAGTGAGTAAAGTATCGTGGAAAACATTTACAGAGTTAAATCAGGTTTTTCGTCCTTATAATTTAGAAAAAAAAAGTATGTTGTTAAATATACATTCAATGTTGTCGAATAATTATATTATGAATGTATTATAAGATTCAAAAAAATATAGACATATAATAAGTAATTAATACATGTCTAACCGAACTAAGAAAGATCAAGATGTATCACCTAATAAAACTAAAAAAAATTTACCTTTGATAAAAAAAGATACTGCCTTGGTTAATAATATATTACATATCCAACCCGAGGATATTACCATTGAAACACCTAATCCAGTCGCACGGGAAATAAGAAATTATATTTTAGGACCAAATGTGACAGAACCTCAAGTAGAACATAAAGATGAAAACCATTCTAAACTGAAACGCTGTCCTAATGGTGAAAGAAGAAACAAAAAAACTAAACTATGTGAACCTAACAAAAAAACGAACGTTAAATTAGAACCAGAACCAGAACCAGAACCAGAACCAGAACCAGAACCAGAATCAGAATCAGAATCAGAATCAGAATCAGACATCGATTTGGAATCAGGTTCAGAATCAGAATCAGGTTCAGAATCAGAATCAGACATCGATTTGGAATCAGGTTCAGAATCAGAATCAGACATCGATTTGGAATCGGGTTCAGAATCAGAATCAGAAAATACGTATAATGTAACCCTTACACCGGAACAACAAAACTTACAAAATCAGTTAGAAACCGCACCAACCGATAATAATGATGAAACCCATAATCGGTTTCTCCAACATAAAGAAGAATTAGAACGAGAATTTAAAAATGACCTAATTGACAATGATTTCTTATATCCAGAATTAAACGACCCGAATTTCAATATACAAATTGCAAAACATAAAGAATTTTCCGATACAAAGATGGAAACTGAATTATTTGATATCGAGAAACAAGCAGATATTATGTGTAAAGCAGATTTTGAACTATTACCACATCAGATGTTTGTAAAAAACTTTTTATCATTACAGACACCATACAATTCATTGCTTTTATATCACGGGTTAGGAACAGGAAAAACGTGTAGTGCTATCGGCATTTCCGAAGAAATGCGACAATTTATGAAACAAATCGATATGTCACAAAAAATTATAATTGTAGCAAGCCCAAACGTTCAAAAAAATTTCAGGTTGCAATTGTTCGACGAACGTAAGTTGGTAAAAAATGGTGAAACGTGGGACTTAAATACATGTGTAGGTAATAATCTATTGAGTGAGATTAATCCTACTGAAATAAAAAATATACCCAGAGAAAGGGTTATTTCTCAAATCAATTCCATTATAAAACAATATTATTCGTTTGTTGGATATACCGAGTTAGCAAACTTCATAAAGAAAAAAATCGATATTACATCGTATAATGAATATACCCCAGAAAAAAGGAAACAAATTATTGTTCGTAAAATACAAAAAGTATTCAATAATCGATTAATTATTATTGATGAAGTGCATAATATACGTCCAACAGATGATAATCAAGAAAAGAAAAAAACAGCAAATTTGTTGATGAAGGTATGTAAACACGCTTCCAATACCCGATTGGTTTTATTATCAGCGACGCCTTTGTATAATCATTATAAAGAGATTGTATGGTTAACAAATTTAATGAATATTAATGATAATAGAAGCACGATTATCGCGAGTGATGTATTCGATAAAAATGGCGAACTATTAGATAGTGGCAGAGAATTATTACAACGTAAATTAACCGGATATATATCATTTGTTCGTGGAGAAAACCCATATACCTTCCCATATAGAATATATCCCAGTGAATTTTCACCAGAGAACATATTAGATATTGAAAAATACCCCAAAAAACAGATGAATAATCAAGATATTGTTACACCTATACAACACTTACCTTTGTATATGAATAATGTGAATGAGTATCAAAAAAATGGTTATGATATGGTAATTGCTTTCCTACGAGAACGAACCAATACAGTGACAACCAAATATGGGAAAATACGAGAACTACCATCATTTGAAAATATGGAATCGTTTGGTTATTCTTATCTTGAAAAACCACTTCAGGCACTCGATATTGTGTATCCATCACCCGATTTGGATGAGTATATTTTAAACACGTCAGAAGGAAGAAAGAAAGTTGATGTGGAAAACCTTATATTAAACACAGTTGGTAAGAATGGCTTGTCTAATATTATGACAAGCACTACTACTCCACTTTCGCGTCATAATTTTGATTATAAACCGGAATTTCTTACAAAATATGGTCGCATTTTTTCACAAAAAGAAATACATAAATATAGTGCCAAAATTTCATCGGTATGCAAGAGCATTTTACAGTCAACCGGTATTATTTTGGTATATTCTCAATATATTGACGGTGGAATTGTTCCTATGGCTCTTGCACTTGAAGAAATGGGATTTTCTCGTTACGGCGCTTCTTCTCAAAGCAGAAATTTATTGAAATATAATAAGAATATTGACCCAATTGACGCACTTACAATGAAAACAAATGAGGAATTAAGTAAACATAATTCAAACACAACGTTTAATCAAGCGAAATATGTTATGATATCGGGTAATAAAAAATTTTCACCGGACAATTTAAAAGATATTAAATATATTACCAACCCAGACAATAAAGACGGTAACAATGTAAAGGTAGTTATTATTACAAAAGCCGCGGCAGAAGGACTTGACTTCAAAAATATTCGCCAAGTTCATATACTTGAACCTTGGTATAATATGAACCGACAAGAACAAATTATAGGCAGAGGTGTTCGTAATTTAAGTCATTGTAACCTTCCATTTCAACAAAGAAATGTAGAAATATATTTACATTCTTCTAATCTTGGCACAGAAGAAGAATCTGCCGACTTATATGTATATCGGTTTGCAGAAAAAAAGGCAAAATTGATTGGCAATATAACCCAGGTACTCAAAGAAATTGCGGTTGATTGTCTTCTTAATATCGGTCAAACTAATTTTACAGTTGACAAAATAATGGAACTGTCACAAAATAAATCGTTCAATATGTCTTTTTCTAGTAAAAAAGATGAATTGATAGAATATTCTATTGGAGACAAGGATTTTTCTAGTGTATGTGACTATCAAGAATGCAATACAAATTTTACGTGTTCCCCGCATCAAGATTTAACAGAAACTGATGTTATAAAACATACATACACAGAGGATTATGCTATTATTAACTATTCTGTAATTGTCAAACGAATACGCAGTTTGTTTAAAGAACAAAACTTTTATACACGAGATACGTTAATACGTTCTATCAATATATTACGCACGTATCCAGAAGAACAAATCGATTTTGCTATCACACGATTTATTGATAATAAACAAGAAACGATTGTTGATAAATATGGTAGGTCTGGATATCTTATTAATAAAGACGATATTTATATTTTTCAACCATTAGAAATAACAGATACTCGGGCATCTTTATACGAACGCACTGTCCCAATTGATTATAAACACGAATCACTCTCTCTGAATTTACCTAAGCCAGAAGAAGAACGAGATGAAATTTTGGATACCACTGTAATAGACATGCCATACAATGACATATTTAATACGATCGAGGAGAATCACCGCGAATTTCAAGCAAAAAAGGACTTTGTATACGTAGTCAAACCAACACAAATCAACAAAAACAAAAACAAAAACAAAAACAAACCAAAAATTAACAACCAAGACACATGGTACGGATTATTTGGTTATATTTATCATTTTATTCAGGAACGGTTCTCTATACCAGACGATATACTTTTACAATATTGTATTTTTCATAATATTGATACGTTAAATATTGAAAATAAACTTACATTGATTATGGAACTATATTCACGTTCGCCAAACAATACAAATAATGAACTTGAAAATATTATTAAACAATATTTCGATAAAAAAACGTTTAATTTTAATGGTTCTAAAAGCATCATTCTTGGGCCAAGTTACGAGAACCTATTTATTATTTACTGCCAAGACAAATTACATAAAAATATATGGACACAACTAAAAGATATTGATATTCAACCAATAAAAGACGAGCTTAAAAAATATGTATATGATGCTAAAATGCCCAACAAAGTCTGTAATATAATCGGGTTTATGTGGTTAGATACAAAAAAAACACTTATTAAATTCAAAACAAGAGAACTTGACAGTTTAAATAAAAAAAAAATTAATATTAAAGGTTCGTATTGCGAAACAATCGGAAGAAGTGATATTATTTTGAGATTAAACCAGCAAATTCTTGATATAGATACACCGAGTTCTCCGTATAAGAGTATAATCGACATTACAGAAAAAGAAAAGGATAATATTCATTTCAAACTTGATACAAACAATGAAGTCGACAAAATGCCACGTGAGATATATTGTGTCATAACTGAAATATTATTACGTAAATTCGATGATGACAAAAAGGATAACAAACGATGGTTTTACGATTCGATTGAATGTACTATTATTAACATGATGGGATATAAACCCAACTGCAAACAAAAACCATTATCAACATAATTGGATATAAACCCAACAGCATGCAAAAAATTGAAATAACTTGTTTGATAAAATATATAAACAAGTTATTATATTATTATATCATAGAATATTATAATCATGAATAATCCCAAAACTCTAACACAACAACGCAAGGTGTATGGTGTATATATTACTGAGATGTTAGAACGGAAGGTTACATTAAATATTACTGAAGTGGGTAAAAATATAAAGCAGAATTTAGAGCGTAAAATTTCAAAACAAACCGAAGGGAAATGTATTTCTTCCGGATTTATACGCCCAGGTTCTGTTCGTATTCTTAGTTATTCATCTGGTTCAGTTGCTGGGGATTTGGTCCATTTTCAAACAATATTTGAATGTATGGTTTGTCACCCAGTAGAAGGTATGCTAATCGAATGTGATGTAAAAACTGTTACGAAAGCAGGCATTCACGCAGAGGTAATAGACGATGCTGGATTTATCCCTCTCACCATATTTGTTGCAAGGGACCATCACATTAGTGACACGCAATTCGCAAAAATTAAGGAAAATGCCAAAATAACCGTTAATGTCATAGGTGTACGTTTTGAACTAAATGACCCCTATATTTCAGTTATAGCAAAACTGAAACGTTCTAATGAAAACTACAATCAAAACAAACCCATTACCATTATGAATGAGTAAATTATTACATATGTAACTACACCGAAGTAGTTACATATTGTCAGAAATCGAATATTCGATTCTAATTTGTCACAAAACGAAACAATGTCACGCAACCTAAACTAAATAACACAGCATGAACAAGAAACATTCCCTTGTTCAATAAGATCCATCGCGAAATATCCATCTCTTTTTCTTTTTCTTTGAATGAATGTAAATCATTGAATATGTATGTATTCAAAAGAAATGATATACATAACACAATTAGAGAACAAAATATAAGAATCACATTGTAATGTGCGTTTTTGTCTCTATAATATCTACTATAACCCAACATTGCGAGAGAAACCGTTGTGTATACCCCTACATTACGAAACGAAGTTTGAAAATACATCGTCATTTCTTTTTCTAATTTACTCAACCGCATTTATACTATGTGAAGATTATTTTTCATCGGTCGGTTTCATACGTTCATTGAACTTCACCAATTTATCTTGAACTAATCGTATCTCTGTGAAAATACGATAAATTAGAATATCGCTTGTGTCATCTGTTTCAGTTGGACTTGTGTTATTGAGTGGAGTTGGTGGTAATATTTTGTATAAATAAAAAATATAGAGTAATCCTATCAAAAAACGATTATTATAATAGTTATGACATTTGATAAATAGTTCTTCCGCGTGTTCGTTCGACCTGTTTTTATCAGGATGACATTTTAATACGATCTTCTTATAACATTTTTTAATATATTTCTCAATAATCGGGTCCGTACATTCTTTTGGTTTTGTTTCTGTTTCTTTATCTGTTTCTTTATCTGTTTCTTTATCTGTTTCTTTATCTGTTTCTTTATCTGTTTCTTTATCTGTTTTGGTTTCCGTATCAGTTATTTCTTCTTCTTCTTTTTTTTCTAGATTCGGTGCGGGATCATTTTTTTTAATATTTTCAAACAAAAAAGAGAAGAAATCATCGCCTTTTGTATATCTATCATCGCCACTATAAGAATTATTGTCTAATATGTTCTCATAATGGTCCATAATTTCATATATTTTGTAAAATATATTTGTTGATTCTTCTATCTTATCCATCTTATACATCTTTGAGATTTTAAATGCATAAAATACGAGCAAAACATATTAAGCACGCATTTGTAAATAACCAGTACGACGTAACTCACAATATAATCAATTTTTTTATAAATAACAAGCTATATATTTACTGATGTCTGTATTATCAAATATACAATGAGATTCGTGTTCTCCATTATGGTTATTAAATGGAAGATAATGATTATTAACTAGAAACAGTAAATAATCTTTCTTTCTTGGCCAATCAAATAATTCATGATATACTTTTTTATTTTTTTGGGATTCGAAGAATTCTTTGTTAGTTAATTTGTGTTTTTTTAGTATTTCACCAATTGAGGTGTTTTTAAACATATAACCCATATATGTTACATTCGTAACATCCCAACTTGATAATGGTTGATTGAATGATGAGGCATTACTATACATATCACGCATAAACGTAACATTACTAACATTCCAATTGTTTAATGGTTGGTTGAATGATTTGGTCCGACAAAACATACAACTCATATCAGTAACATTACTAACATTCCAACTTGATAATGGTTGGTTGAACACTAAGGCACATAAAAACATACTTTCCATATTAGTAACATTAGTAACATTCCAATTGTCTAATGGTTGATTGAATGATGATGCACTATAAAACATAGAATTCATATCAGTAACATTACTAACATTCCAATTGTCTAACGGTTGGTTGAATGATCTGGCACATGCAAACATCCAACTCATATTCTCCACATTACTAACATTCCAATTTGATAATGGTTGGTTGAATGATAAGACATCATAAAACATCCAACTCATATTCTCCACATTACTAACATTCCAATTGTCTAATGGTTGGTTGAATGCTGATGCACCATAAAACATAGAATTCATATCAGTAACATTACTAACATTCCAATTTGATAATGGTTGGTTGAACGATTCGGCATTATAAAACATATCATTCATATCAGTAACATTAGTAACATTCCAATTTGATAATGGTTGGTTGAACGATTCGGCATTATAAAACATATCATTCATATCAGTAACATTACTAACATTCCAATTTGATAATGGTTGGTTGAACGATTCGGCATGATAAAACATCCGACACATATCAGTAACATTCGTAACATTCCAATTATTTATAGGTTGGTTGAATGAACTGGCATTATAAAACATCTTGTTCATAATAGTAACATTACTAACATTCCACGTATTAATATGTCCGTATGTTTCGATGCCTTCTTTTTCATTTGTTAGATATAAATCAACCGCTATTCGAATGGTTTCGTTAGTAAACTCCATATTATTTTCTTTTATTGACGGATAAATAAAAAATATATATTCATTCAATTTTATACATAGAAGATGATAATCATCGCAACAATACAATTCGTATTCTATTATAGTTTTCTATTTTTCATTAATAGAGAACCTGATTCAAATTTTATACATAAGTTGCTATATATTTACTGATGTCTGTATTATCAAATATACAATGAGATTCGTGTTCTCCATTATGGTTA